TATTAACATCATAAGCTCTAACTGTAAAACTGTAGGTACGATCTATTGTAGTTTCTGAAATGTAAAAATTCTTTTTATCAAACGTTGTTGTACCAGCATCACATTCAAATGTACTGAACGTGGTGCGGCCAATTAACAATCCGTTGTCTAATAACTTCAATCCCTGCGGTAAACGACTATGACTACCATCTAGTAATTCATAATAAATTGTATTACTGGTGTCGGCAGTAGCAGATATTTCTAATTCGCTAACTGCACCATTATCCATAGACCCCAAGTTTGCTGAAGTATCCCAAACTACCCCAACACTTTCTTGTCCAGATACAGTAAGTTGAAATTGTTTGCGACGACTTTTATAATAAGTTTGTGCTCCAGTTACTGGGTTTGTATCAAGTACATCTTTTTTTCTTGCTCTGATATTAAATTTGTATGTGGTTTCAAGGTCAGGCAGAATAGGTATAGTTCCTTGAATCCACCCAGTGTCTGCATCCAACGTTAAATCAAAACCATCACGTGCAGATGTTGGTAATCCTATACTGCCAATATCGTATGCCGCCCCATCAAATGTATTATCAAATCCAGTTTCGGCAGAGTTATCTTCAAAATACTCAATCGTATCACCATTGTAGTCTATCGCATCAAACTTGTACATAAAGTTGTTGTCATGTAACACTGGACCAATCTCGCCTATCTCGGTCTTCATAAGAGGGCTATAAGTAACTTTACTATCCACAGTAAAGGTATTATCATCAACACTAATTTGATCTGATGAAACTTTTATGTCGCTACTAGAGATTACTCTTAAATTATAGCTCTTTGCATTTTCTTTGTTTCCATCACTGACTGTAATAGTAAATTGATAGTTAGAATATATATCTGTGCTGGGAGACAAGATTGGATAAGTGGTTACTGTTGGCGCATCATTGTCGTATGTGCGACCATCAAACTGTTCATCGTCAAAACCCAAATTATTAATTTCTGTTCGTACCGCATCTGTCACATAGTAAGGACGAATAAACCCACTGATTTTACCAGTATGTTTATCTAGTGTTACTCCGTCTGGTAATTGTCCGGCAGACAAGGACCAAGTTATTGTATCTTCTATATCCAAATCCAATGCAGTGATATCAATATCTACATATTGGCCATCAAAGTATGTACCCAGAGGATCAAACTTTAAAATTTTGGGTGGGTTTGATCCCACAATGGTCATGCTAAATGTTCTATCTGCTACTGCGGCACCTGCTTGATACAATGAAATTACTAATGTTTCTCCAGCCGCGGCCAATGCACGATTTAATGTAACAGTTACTACTCCTGTTGACGATTTTTTAAATCTAGTTGTTATTATTGCGTTATCATTTATTACTGCTAACACACGAGTAATGTCAAAAGTAATAGGCTGCGTCAATATAAACTGAGTGCGTGTTGCATTACCATTGCTGGTAAATGTTTGATAGTAATCAGCTACTCTAGCTCTAACAGCAAATTTACTTGTAATTTGTTTAAACCTAATCCTAGCTATGCTATCGTTTGTATCAGTTTCACGTAAGATGGTGTCGGGTGATCCAGCAATAGTTCCATAACTGTCAATGTGAACTCCTGATGGCGGAGTACCTGCGACCAATTCAAAGGAAAGTGGACGTGATGGATCAACGCTGTCGTAGGCTTCTAACCCTAACGCGAAGAAATTAAGCTCTGATACTGTACCTAAACTACCAGACGGAGTGGACCAAACTGGAACAGACATTCGTTATGTGACCTTATATTTTTACCTACTTAACTATTTATAGTCGGAACAAAATTGGGTTATCGGTATATGTGATAAATTTTTCAATGTGTGAAATTCTCCTGGAATTATTACATTTTCTGCCATTACACGTATATATTGATGTTTGGGGTGTGATCTTACTACTTCTGTAATTTGTTCTATCCAACTACCAAAATAGGTTGGCCCATCATGCGACTTCTTGTAAAATTCAGTATCTGCATAAACATTGTTAAATTTACTGTTTACACCGCAAAGATCAAACCCCAACATATAGATAGTATGCGGATCAGATTTGCTGGCATATGTCAACGCCACTGGTCCACTACTGTATGTATAGTTATACACAATGGGATTGGCACCCAAGCTGGGTAGTGGTTTTCTAGTATAAAATTTATGTTTTAGCGCATATCCGGATTTTTGAATCTCTGTGCTGATACCTGGATCTGTTGCTACCAATACATCTGGCGTAAAATGTCGATAGAGTGCGTTACATCCGTAAATTTTTCCATACTTACGTAATGTAGTTAATTCAATCGGCTGTCTGGATACTCCGTTGCCTAATACAAATGTCAGTGTCATATAGTGATTAAAAAGCCCTGGTATTTACCCAGGGCTTTAATCTTAATTAAAAATCAATTAAGCGTTTGGTATTTTGCAATATGTAGCATCTGCTGTACCGAATGTCCAGGGTGTAGCTACACCAGTGACATAAACTGTACCAGTACCACGAGTCAACGTAGCTTTGTGGGCTGTTAACTTGGTTACATAGTAAGTACCGCTTGTTGCATCTGTTGCTACAATTTCCATTTCACCGGCTGCTGAACTTGCTGAACTTTTCAGTTTGCAAATCATTGTGCCAGTTGCTGTTTTTACTTTATAACGTGTACTAGACACTTGCTTAATGATGTCAGCAACTTGACGACTTCCGCCAGTTACATAAGCATAAGCAGTAATGGCATTTTCGTTATTTGTTGCAGATCTAACTGCGCCACTATCAACTTCAAATACCGCTGTTGCTGTACCACTTGTTTCTGCACCCACATCGCTGTCGGCAATAGTAACTGTTGGTAATGCAGTGTACCCAGAACCTTTTTCTGTCATTGTGACCAGTGTTGGTGCACCTGATGTGATTGTCACAGTACCAGTGGCTGTTACACCGCCAGGTAATTGTGGAGCACTAAAAGTTACTGTTGAAGTGGCTTGTGTAAAACCACTCCATACACCGCCAATGGTTACACTAGCAATACCGTTACCACCGATACCATCATCAGTTGTTACGCTTGCAGAACCAATGTTGCGGTTACCAAAATACTTTTTATTTAGACTTCTTGCCATTTGTTTTCTCCTTAAAGGTGACGTTTTAGGTCATACGCGGTGGTCGCCGCATAAATCCGCTAACCTATTCAGTGGACAACTTATTTATGCAAAATCTTGATTAGCCAGTATCATAAGCAATAAATGTTGCTGAGCAAAACTTAACACGTCGTTGGCTTGTTGTATTTTTTCATTATATGATGTTTGCCCAGCATCACTGGGACGTCGCCGTATACGCATTAAAATTTTACTGCTTTCAAGCATTATACTGTCGATATTAGCCAGTAATCTATGGAAATCGCGATGATATCGTGGGTATTTGTTACCAAAATGAAGTAGGCTTTGTCGTACATTATACCAATGTTCCATGTCAGTTATAGTTACGTTTAGTAAGTCAATTTCCATATAAATATTTAAACAAACGGAGACTCACCATGAAATTTAATTTCACTCAAGATCAATTAGCTAAAGTGTTGACACATAACAAAGACGTAGCTGGATGGTATACTGCTATGTGCGATGTTTTACCAAAATTTGAGATAGATTCAGAACTACGTGTAGCTGGATTTTTAGCGCAATGTGCTCATGAAAGTAATGACTTTACAGTGCTACAAGAAAACTTGTATTATACTGCTGACGGATTAACCAAGATTTTCCCTAGATATTTTACATCAGTTAATCCTGCTGACTATGCCAAGCAACCAGAAAAAATTGCTAGTCGTGTTTATGGCGACAGAATGGGTAATGGAAATGAAGCCAGCAAGGAAGGCTATAAATTCCGCGGACGTGGACCAATTCAATTGACTGGCAAAGATAACTATACTGCTTGTAGTAAGGCAGTGTATGGTGATTTACGTCTAGTAGAAAGTCCTGACCTAGTTACTACCGACAAAGAAGCCGCACTAAGTACTGCTTGTTGGTTTTGGAAAAAGAACGGATTAAATGAAATTGCTGATCGTGGTGATGTGGTTGCTATGACCAAACGTGTCAACGGTGGTACCATTGGATTAGACGATCGCAAAAAACATTATGATACTGCCATGGCTGTATTTGGTGGTAAAGTGCCTGAGCAAACTACACCAGTATTAACTGAAAACTTGCGAGTGGGAAGTCGTGGTGATGCTGTTGCTGCTATACAGGCCAAGTTGGGGTTAAGTGCTGACGGTGCATTTGGTCCAGGAACTGAAGCCGCTGTTAAAAAGTGGCAGGCAGATCATGGGTTAACTGCTGACGGTATTGTGGGTCCAACAACGTATGGAAAAATGATAGGCTAATATGCGTGTAACTGAGATCACAAAGCGAGAACGTGAAGCACAACGTGTCAGGCAGTTGGGGGCACGACGTGGTGTAATGACTCGACGAATTTATGGTTATGAAAAAACTTACTTAGAAACCATAGAGAAGTTAAACAAACCACGTGATCTTGGTTCATTGCAACGACTTGCTAAAAAAATCTGGGCTGAATTTTATCATGGAAATAGAAAAATTCCTGAGATTAGATTTGGTCCAGGTACGTTAGAGCTGGGTTATCCATTAAGCTATACAATGGGATATAGTTTGATAGAACTATGTCCTGGTCAACGAGATGTGTTAACATTAGTTCATGAATTGGTTCATGCTATTGGGCCCAGTCAACATGGTGCAAACTTTGCACAGTTATATTATAAAGTATTAGAAAAATATTTACCTGTAGCGATACGCGAAAAAGTGTATCAATATTTGGTCAAAGAACATTCTCAGTTAATGAGAAAAGTTTACCGCAAATAAATTATCCAATTTTTTTAATGTAGTATCCACCGCCAGCATATTCTTTTGGCAGTTGACGATATGGTATAGTATGTCTGGTACCATCATTGGATTTAACAGTTAATGCATACTCCAACTGATTACGGTTGATGTGATTGATTGCAGAACCTGACCAACCAGTTACTGTTCCTGTACCAGCTGGAATTTGATTGTATCCCCACTCAACAATATCACCTTTGACAATTCTGGGTAGGTCAGCAATTTGTTCCAGCAAGTCTGAAAACGGTATAAGGATGTCGGCATTCATAATATTATTTATATCAAAACAAAAGCCCCATTGCTGGGGCTTCTGTATTTGCTTTGCTTCTACTTCTTGGGTTTAACTTTTCGATTAAGAGAAAGTTAAGTTTGATACTGCAATTTCACCCAAGTAGTCGCCGGCATTACCTAGAGACGATGCAGTGTTTGTCAATTCGACATAACCGTAACGTGTCATAAAGCCAACAACTGGTTCGAACGTAGCTGGGTCAAGCACAACGCCACTGCTCATCAACGGAATGTATGGGCAATAGAACGCGGCTGCATCTGCTTCGCTGGAACCTTTGTAACCAACTAGAACTGCTTGTGAATCACTTGCGTATGAGTCAACATACACTTTCATGCTACCATTCAATGTACCCACAAACTTGGTGTTTGTTGGGGCTTCGAATGTGCCTTCAGTTGTACGAGCAAATGCGCTTGTAGTTGCACTTTGTAGCACTGTCAATGCTGTTGAGCTAACAACAGCCCAGTTACCAGCACCACGACGTGTACGCTGAGCAATTTTATTTGCTACACGGTTGATAAGAACGGCCAATGCGGCATGTTCGTCACCAACGAATGTTGCAGTACCACTAACAGCGGCTTGGTTGAAAGTTTCTTCAGTTGCTGCCAAGCTACGTAGGCTTCCAAGAACTTCTTGGTCGATTTCAACCGTAATTTCTTGTGCCAAAGCGGCCATAATTTCTGCTTCTACATCTAAGCCGTGCATTGATTGTGCATCTTGTGCGGCCTCAAACGTCCAACGAGCTGACAACTTACGTGTGCGAGCTTCGACAGTTTGTTTCAGGATTTGCACGTTGATCTTACGACCAGGAGCACCTTCAAGAGTACTTGTTGCATCTGCTTTACCAGTACCAAGGGCACCGGAATAAGCTACAGCAATTTTAAATGGGCTTAGTGCTTCATCACCGGCTGTTGTGTTGGTGGCGAAACCACTAGCATCAGTTGTTGTCTCTGCATAACGTACACGCAGAGTGTGGATTTGTGCTACTGGACCAGTCATTGGTTGTACACCAACGATTTCGTTTGCAATAACTGTTGGCATTACACGGCGAATCACTGGAAGAATAACGCGATTCAATGTTGCTACGTTGCCTACGGCGGTAGCACCACTTGTTGCGGTTTCTGCCAAGTGTCTGCGTGTGTTTTCCAACATTACGGACATACTTGTACGGCGTGAACCATTAAGACCTTCTAACAGGGCCTCTTTCGTTTCACCCCAACGACTTTCTAAGAGTACTTGTGACATTTTGATTTCTCCTTGTTTAACTACTTTTTACTTCAGCCCTGCTAGACGACGTAGATCGATGACATTATTATCATATTGATCTGGTGCCGCCCGAACAGCTTTGTCGCCAGTTACTACTAGGCTTTCGCTCAACACTTGCTTGCTTACTGCTGGCTGTGCTGGCTTGCCATTGGTTAGTACTGCTGGCAGATACTTATCGAATGCAGATTTTAGTTTCGGTGTCTGCACTCCTTCTAACAACTCGGTCATTACTTTGGCCTTGTCTTTGGTTAGTGTTCCTAATAATTCAGCAGTAATTTTCTGACGTTCTGCGATATCTCGCGCAACGCGAATTTCTGCTTCTTTGCTTTCTACTAACCTGGTTTTTTCGGCAACTTGCTTTTTACTCTCTGAAATGATGGCTTCTTTATCAGCAACAACTTTTTGTAGTTTACTGATTTCTGCGTTTTCATTTAAGTGAGTTACTGCAAATTCGCCAGCAAAGGCTTCAAAGAGTCTGCGACCAAACATATTTTCGCGAGCTTCCTTAATATCCTTCTTGAACTGTGTTAGTTCGGTTTTTAGATTCTTGATTACTGATTCTTTAACAATAGCCGCACTTTGAGTCACAAATTTCTTTTGTAGTGATTCCAGTGTAGATTGTGCTGTGGTTAACAAACGGACCTTGGTTTCAGCTAAATCCTTCTTGTCGGTAGCAAACTCCTGAATTTCTTCAGCCAACGCTTTAATAACAAAGCGGTCTAACTTGGCCATGGACAAGTTTTGTGCTTTGCGATCATTGCGTAGTTCCTGAATTTCTTCAGAAAGTTTGGTAGTTAAGAATGAATTAAACTTACGCCCAGTGTTTAATGCGTGTTTCTTAAAAGCCACACGATCTTCCACCAGTTTACGTTTATCATCAGCAAATTCTTTTAGCTCTTGCGTCAGAGTTTCAGTTACCATTTTGTCTAAAGCTTCAACCATTACAGACTTGTCGTGCTCGTAGTTTCTAGCAAACTCTTCACGTAGCTCGGCACGTACTTGTTCACGGGTTTCAACTAATTTAGCTTCCCATGCTTCAGCGATTGCTTGCTTTGTGTCTTCGTTCACTATACCACTATCGATCAGAGGTTTGATAGCTTCTAGCATTTGGATCTCCTTATATTTTCAAGTCTTTGATAAGTCTCAACACTGAGGCTCGCAAATACTTTTGGACTTTTGGATCGGCACCTGCATCTTGCGATGCTTCGAATACCCTGTGTCCATAACGCATGTTCATCAACCCTTCAAAAACTGGCTGGGGATATGCATTTGGAGCACTAGGTTGTGCAACGATATCAACTGTTACTATTTCAAAATTACGAACTTTACCGGTACTGTCGTCAACTTCACCACTACCACGTGAACTTACTCCTAGTTTTACACCACTGTCTAACATGGTGTGAACTATTTTACCCATTGGAGTTGGAATGATTTTCATCTTGCCAAATCCGTTAGGACCATCCATCCACATTTTAGTAATCACGTGACTAACCCGATCTAGGTTAATTTTAAGATCAGCAGGGTGATCTACTTCACCCAATACACTGTGACCTTTTTTAATTTGTTCATTAATTAAATCAACTGCGGCTGCTATCTCTTCCACGGGATATACACGCTTGTTGGCATTTTCGACCGCAGCCTGAATAAAAATACCTTTGAGATAAAGATCCTTTCCATCGCCAGTGCCCTCTGACTCTGTTACGAGCTGGGCTTGGTCGAAGGAAAGGTGTTCTCTAAGTAATATAGGCATGCTGTGTCTTTATTACTTGTTTACAATGCTTTTATCATTTACACCGCTGGCTTGTGTCGCTGTTGGCTTTGTTGCCGGGGACAACGACTTTTTTCCGCCTGCTGTGTTTTGCACTTTACCAATTAGATCTTTTGGTTTATCTGCACTTGGTGCTGATGTACCATCTGGTGCTGGATTGGATCCGCCACGTGCGATGTTTTTGTTGCTACCGCCCATGTCGTTCTTACCGGCAACTATGCTTTTGGTATTAACACTAGCTACTTTACCTGCATTTGCTACGCCTTGACCTTCTGCTGTTTTGTTGATTTCAGCAACAGTCTCAACGTATTCACGCATAAGTTCTGCGGCAGTTCTTGGATGTCTAGATTTAACTTCAGTCATCTTGGACTCTGCTACCACTTCTTCTGCGTCATCTTCTTCTTCATCTTCTTCTGCTTCAGTAACTTCTTCGTCGTCGCTAGCAAAAGGATTTCCACCTTCTTCATCGCCGACTTCTTCGCTATCTTCTGCATCATCAACTTCTTCGCCTTCTTCGTCACCGAAGTCAGGATCGTCGATTCCGTCGCTATGCTCTGACTCGCCTTCTTCATCAGCCATTAATTCATCAAATTCTGCTTTAAGTTCGTCTAGGGCATCTTCAAGATCCATAACTCGATCTTCAATTGCGCCTTCGCCGCCTTCTGCGCTCACGTCGACATGCGCGCCGCCCATGGCGTCACCACCGATTTCCATGCTGTCACCGGCATCGCCGAGTTCTGCATCTAAACCACCAGTTTGATCGTCTGAAGGGAACATTTCCTCTTCACCAATTTGTTCTTCGGCATTGATTTCATTGCCAAGTTCATCAAGTTGTGACTGATCTTGGTCCATCATATTTTCGTAAATCTGACGGCTACGATTTACAACGATATTGTGGAACACTTCACGTGCTTTATCTGTCTCGTCATTGAGAATATACTCAATTAGTTTTTCATAGTGGTTCATAAAGATTCCTTTTTAGGTTAGCATGACTATAGTGTGTATTTACTACGTAGATTAAAAAACCACCTCAAATGGGTGGTTTTTTAACATTTCTTTGCAAAATTATTACATTCCTGGTTGTGCCGGAGGTGCTCCATACTGGATTTTAACTTTCTGTATCTTTTGTTTATTCTCAATTGCCCGTAGTTCATTCATTAATCTAAGTTTGCTTATATGTGCCAATGTGAGCCTGGTTTTTCTAGTATCTGTCAGCTTTAACGCCGTATTGTCTTGTTCAGCATCTATCCGTTGATCGTCTTGCTCAACGGAGTTGGATGAATCTGAAAACATTTCGTTTAATCTCATGATTAATTATTTATGCCAGTGGAGCTGGTTCTGGTGCCGGTGCACCTGGTGGTGCTCCAGGAACTGCACCAGCTTCAGGTGCTCCTGGCATACCTTCTGGAGGCATCATTGCATCTGCTGATCCCATGTCTGATTCAAATCCGCCTGGTGTAATACCCACACCACGCAGTCCCACGTCAGTTGTTCCTGGATCTGACTCATTGCCTTTTTCTTCAGCCCATAACTCATCATTTTCCAGCATCTCTTCTTCACTTAAGCCCAAATATCTCTTGAGTAAGAATCGCTTGCTTAGATATGGTAATGGTTCTAGTTGGGCAAATACTGCGGCACGTACCCCGTCAATCTCTGCTTGTTTGTTTTTACTAAAGTTTTGTGGTTCATTAAACGACAATTCAAATATTGAATTGTCAATGTTTACTCCTCTCCAACGACAAAACATCTTAAATTCTGTATCCAATGTTTCAGCCAGCAATGTCTGTAAACGTATACAATACTGGTTAAATCGCCATTCCTGTATTAATGCTGTACCTACTTTACCATCAGTAACTGATTGTGATCCGTCTTCGGGGCCAGTAGGCAAATAGCTACTGGGAATACGTAATCCACGGAATAGTTTGTTGGTAAAGAAACGTAAATCGTCAATTTCTCCCAAGTTTGCACCACCGGCTAATGTAGTAACATCACTGCCTTTGCCATCAGCACCCACTGGAAAGAAGTAATCTTCGTTCATGCTCATTGGGTTGTAGGTGGCATCCATCATATTAGTACCACCGCCACTCTGACTGGGTATACGACGTTGCCAAACTTCGTTCTTTACACGTTCTACAAATGCCATGGCCATGTGGCTGGGCATATTGCCCACATCAATCTTGAAGATTCTGCGCTCTGGCGCACGTTGTACACGGTAGATGATAATGCTGTCTTCCAGCAATTCCTTCTGCTTAAATACTTTAAATATCTGTTCTAATATACTATTACCAAACGGCCAGTTAGCATCTAGCCCCTCTGTTAAACTCAAATGTACCACATGTTCTGCACCAATGACAGCTTCATTTTGTGCTGTACTAAACCGAGTTGACCCACTACTGCCGGTGGATGAAGTCGGTTGATACAGTCCACCACTGCTGGTATTTGGCTGTGTAGTATGTAGATCGCTTGTGGTTTTTTGCGTAGCAGTTAAATTTTCAAAATTTGGATGTAAATCTTTAATAATATATTGCTCAGGTTCTTTGCCCTTGCTTTCATTTACAATAACTTTAGTCACTTTACCTGGCTCAACCCAGTATAACTCAAATGTTTCTGGATCTCTAAGAAAAACTTGATCGCCATACTTGAGTGAGTTACGGAATAATTTAAATATACGCTTGTTCCATTTGTTCAAGCTGATCCAGGCCAACATTTGTTCTTTTAGTATGTTAACTTCTCTATCTGTAGGACGGCCTTTAAATTGTAGATCAAAAGCCGCACCATTGTTGGTGGCTTTTTGTGTGCAAAACTCTGCAATTACATCTAACGCAGAATTTACTTCTGAATCTAAATCCATTTGTTCGTATTGATTATAACGATCCAAACGATTGGGATGACCAGTATATACTTCTGGTAATTGATGTTGGTAATTGCGGTAGGCAAAGTCTGGCCGCTGGTTAGCATTAGTTAGCGGGCTAACATTGTTTATTTCTACTACCTTAAAATGCTTTTTCCAGCTCATGACTGATCCTCTGTGTTGTATAATCTATTTATAGACATACAGAATAGCCAGTCTGGTTTTAACCTGACATCTTTTTCCAAAGATCAATCACTTCGTTGCGTGGGACCACTGCTTTTTTAGTAATCTTAATTGATTGTTTGGCTTTTTGTTCTGTCAATACACGTTTAATCAATGGTCTAGTATTGCTTTCTGTTAATGGTTTAGTTTCAACCTTGGTTTTCTCAACAAAGTTTTCAAACATTCGCATTGCTTTACTGGCCGGAGAGGTTAAATTACGCCCATAGCGTTTTTTATTTTCTTGCATACCTAATGAACGTCTGGCTCGTAGTAAATCTGTAGTGTTTAGATCAGCTTTATCTGTTCCAGTAGCAAGTTGCGTTAACACAGTGCTAACTGCCTCTGGTGCAGGTTTACCATCTGCACCTATCCAATTTGGGCTATACTTAAATTTAGAAGTAGTCCCTGGCATTTCCATTTCTTGACCAGGTTTTGGGCCGGCTGCTGTTGCACTTGCTGGTGTTGCGGCTGCATTTGTTGGTGTTGCTGTTGCACTTGCTGGTGTTGCTGTTGCACTTGCTGGTGTTGCTGTTGCACTTGCTGGTGTTGCTGTTGCACTTGCTGGTGTTGCTGTTGCACTTGCTGGTGTTGCGGCTGCATCTGTTGGTGCATCTGGTTTAATTCCCATTGCGGCTTTGGCTTTAGCTACTGCTGGAGTATCAGGATTACTTGCGGCTGCACCTCCTGCTGGTGTTGCTGTTCCACCTGCGGCTGCACCTCCTGCTGGTGTTGCTGTTCCACCTGCGGCTGCACCTCCTGCTGGTGTTGCTGTTCCACCTGCGGCTGCACCTCCTGCTGGTGTTGCTGGTACTGCCGCCGCGGCCGTTATTGCTGCTGGTGCTGGTAACTTAGATTGAGTAAACACATCCGAAATTACATTTGCTGGTACTCCCTCACCTTGCAGGAATGTTGCAATTTCATCTGATTCAGTTGGTTTACCTTTTACATGCCAATTCATTTTTAACTTCTCGGCAGTTAGCTTAGTTGTAAATTGATGTCCAATATTTTTGGCACCTGCCCAGGCTTTGCCTAACCAATTAGCAGCTTTTCTGAACATGCCAGGTTTTTCTGGCTGCGGTGTTCCGGAGCCACCAGGCATATTAGGTGTTAGTTCTTTTGGTATGTTTGATCTATCTGGGCCAGAGGCCGCAGGTGCGGCGGTGGCTCCTAGATTTTTACCACCACCCAACCGAGTAGATGATGTACCTACACCTGCTGGTGGGGTATCTAATTCGTTTAATAATGATTCCGTAACCACTATTTGTATATGACGTTGATATCTTTCTACGTTTTTAAATATATTGTCTATACCAGCTTCTGTAATATGGTAACGATGTTTGTAATTACGACCCAACGATTCACCCAACATCCAAACATGTGCTGTTGCTTGACGATCAATCATTGCTGACAAATTGATAGTTTTGGCTTTGAATGGTTTAATGGAGTTGGTTGTAGCTACAATTGCTTCCATCAACATATTGTTCATGTTACGGCGTGATTCGGCAACCGTCTGACCTGGCCCTGGCTTAAGTGTTGGTGCTGGTACTGGTGCCGCAGATGCTGAATTTGGTGCGTACTGACCACTGGCCACTTTGGCGGCTGTGTCTGACGCGGTACCTACACCTTGATCGTATACTGCGTTGCTTGTCGCAGATGGAATTGTGATCTCTTGCCCGGCCTTTAAAACGTCAGGATTTGTTATGTCTGGGTTGGCCGTCATCATATCATCTACAGATACATTGTTTGTTTGAGCAATCTGGCTCAGTGTATCACCTTTAACTACTGTGTACGATGCGCCACCAGGTGCTGTTACATCGCCTGTTGGGCTATATAACTCGCCATATTCGTTTTTCCTAAGATTAGATAACTGACCAGCTTCGTCTCTAACTGGATATCCATTTGATCCATCGTCAGGTGCCGGGGCGCCGCCCGTATCACCTTGTGGGCCTTGACCAACTCCATCTGGTCCATCAGGGGCAGGTGCCGGGGCGCCGCCCGTATTACCTTGTGGGCCAAGATCGGAATTTTCCCAACCAGTGCCAGGTGGATTCATGCCTGTGGTTTGTACTCCACCTGGGTAATCGAAATCGTGATACAAGTCCGGGGCGCCGCCCGTATTACCTTGTGGGCCAAGATCGGAATTTTCCCAACCAGTGCCAGGTGGATTCATGCCTGTGGTTTGTACTCCACCACCTGGCAAATGTCCTTTAACCCAATCTGTTGCGTTGTCGACTGCACCAGGAATTGCACCAATAGCGGCAGCAGCGGCACCAGCGGCACCAGCATTCATTGCGGCAGTGCTAAGTTTTTCACCAGATAACAATCCGTCTAACGCTTTTGCACCAGCAATAAAATATGGTCCAGCCATCGCACCACCACTTGCTAGCCCTGCTAGGAATATTAATCCCCATGTTATTGCACTTTTTGCTGCTGGGTATTGTTTGGATAATTCACGATATTTTTCAATAATTGGCATCGCTTGTTTACCAAGAGCAGATTTGCCTAACGCATCAGTAGTCCTGTCAAATACTTGATCTACGCCTTGGATATATGCATTTTTAGAGATTTTATCACGAAACTTAGCAAGTGATGTCATAACCGCCGCAGGAACATCTTTAGCTTTGCCTAATAAAGTTCTGTTACTAGCACCACCTGGAGCATTACCAGCGGCAGTTACACCCTTTTCAATTTTTGCAAACAAGTCTAAAATTTCTTTTTCGCTCATTTTTAACTCAGCAAGCATACGTCCTGCTTGATAACATTCGTTTAGAGCAGGTTGCTTGCGTAGAGTGGACTCGAACAAACGTGGTTTTGGTGTGATTGCGGAAATTTTCATAATTAACCTTTAATTAACAGTAATGTATTTATACGGTACGCTTTATTAGGCAGTATTGCCTCTGATGTTCTTTAAGTAGTCTGACTGATCTGCTAGGGATTTAGCCATCTGTTCTAACAGTTTGTTTTGCTCTGTGAACATGGTATTACCAGCTTTGGCTAACTTGAGTTGCTCGGCCACTGACTTATTAATCAGCAAGTCTGGCTGTGTTAAATCCATTGCTTTAAGTGTTTCGGCATATTGAGTAGAACTTAATTTTTGTGCTTCTGACAGTTGAGCCACTGTGGCTGCTTGTGTAGTTGGAGTTGCTCCACCTTTGCCAACCGAAGTTCCAACTGCTTCTCCACCAGCTTTACCAGCAACACCACCACCCCAAGCACCCAATGCTCCACCAATTAATCCACCAATTATTGTACCTACTACTGGAACTACGGAGCCAACTGCCGCACCCATTGCCGCACCTGCCAGACCACCAGCAACACCACCACCAGCTTCGCCAATGGCTCCGCCTTTTTGTTTAGATGCTTCTTCTTTGGTTATTTCGCCTTTTTCTAATTTCTTGGATATGTCACTTAGCTCACTTGCCATCATACCAACTGCTATAACTGACCCTGCGGCACCCAATGCTCTACCACCAACTTTTGCAATTGATCCAAGTTTGGAAGGAGTTTTAGTGGGAGTACCTTTGTTTTTCCCACCGTCTAATAAATCTGATATACCAGGACCACCACTGGCCATTACAACATGATAGGGATTGGCGGCTGATCCGTCAGGAGCACCGCCACCAAGTACACCAGCTATGGCACCGGCAGCACCGGATCTGCCTTTATTTTTGCGTTCCGCGGCTCTTCGTTGTTTACGGTTACCACCTGCAGGTGCGCCACCTTTGGGTCCACTCCCGCCAGGCGCACCTGGAGCAGTCGGAGTAGCGGGCCGGATGTCACCAGGGTTTGGCCCGGTCGCTGGCGTTTTTTTAAATAAACCAATTACCGCAGGTATGGCGGTGGCAAGAGAAGCAAAAGTGCCAAGCATAGTCCAAAAGTTATCACCAATTTTGTCTAGAGTACTTTGCTGTTTGTTTGCTGAAGCAATTGTTGATGCTATAAGGCCATTTACTTCAGCAAGTTTGTTAACATAAGCGTCCATGTTATTCATTGCAAGAGTTTGCAACCCAATCATGCTGTTCTGAAAGGCTTTTTCTGCCTCCAAGTAACCCTTAGTTTTTGGATCTGATGTTTGAGCTGCTCCTTCAAGTGCCGCATTCATTTTTGCAACTGCTTCGGGAGTATATTTTATAGCATGTTGAAATTGGTCAAGGGAAGCGGCGGCTAACTCCCCTACATTACCAACACCAGCCAATGCAGCCATGCCAACACCTTGTAAATTTTGTCTATCTTTTAATATTTCATCGGAATATTTTGCTTGAACATCTGCCGCGTTCTTGACAGTAAGACTTCCGTCGGCAATTTTAGAAGCCAACTCATCAGTCTGATTAGCATACCCTTGATTAGCAGACATCATAATGGCACCAGTCTTATTAACAACTGCCCCAAAGACGACTTTTTCCATTACATCTTTTTGTTGTTGCTTACTCATGGTAGCCATAGAATCTTGTATTGCTTTTGCTTGTTCAGGAGCCATCTCTGCTAACTTGTTTTGAAATGCCAAGTTGTTGGCTGACGCACGAGCTTCAGCCATCTTTGCTTTGGCATCTTCACCAGTAATACCTGATATCAGTCTGAGATCTTTGGCATATCTTTCTGTTAATTCTGCTACTTTTGCATCACTTACTACGCGGCCATTTCCATACCTGTTCATTTGGCCCATAACTTCTGCCACTAACCCTGCTTGCTCTTCAAACGTAAATCCTAACTTTTGCAAACTTGTACCAACACCAGAGTTATTAATTTGTGTGGTAACCTTGCCCATTCGTTCAACTGCGCCGGTCATACCTAATCCGCTACCTGCTAAATCTTTTGAATTGTCTTTTACTACTTGGCTAAATTGCTGTACTGTTAGACCAGCACCGTGAGCGGCATCAAGCATCCCGGTCATGCCATTTGAAAATAAAGCACCAGAACTGCTTAACCCACGAAATCCGTCTCGGAGGTTTCCTAATTCTTTACCTAAAAACTCAACAGCAAATTTTGCTACTTGTGCCGCTTTTGACGAAAATATGTCTAGTCCAGCACCAGCTAATTGGGCTGCGGCACCAAGTGCTTTTATTTTTGGACTTGCACTTACCGACATCGCAGTGCCTGCGGCAGTTATACCTTTGCCTGCGGCACTCCCTGCTTCCCCAGCTAGTTGTATGCCAGCCGTCATAACTGACGTGCCAGTTTCTATAGCGCCAGCATTACTTTGTATATTTTTTAATGCACCACCAACGGTGCTTACAAATGATGCACCAGCTAATTTTGTAAGATCCTTAATAGTGGCATTGGTTTTTTCCCATAAAATGTTACCAGCAATCTGGCGGCGTTCTTCAGATTTTGCCCAGGCTGCTTTTTGTGCATCATATTTTTTTCCTGCATCTTCTTCTTTTTCTGCAGCTTTTAAATTATCTTCAATTTGCTTTGTTAGATCATCAAAAACATATGACAACTGGTCTGCCTGTCGCTTATTTTTTTCACTTGACGCAAACGCACCTGCTTCCCACTTATCTCGGGATTTTTTTAATTTGTCTGTTGCTGTCGCAAACTCCGTAAGAGAGTCTGTTACCTTTTTGAGCCCCTTAAGCAGAGCATTATGCGCTTCATTCTGTTTTTTTAGGTCAGAACCAGCCGCAGCTATTGCTCTGACATAATCTTCTAACAGTCTTTTTGTTGTTTCATCCATGGGTGGTTTTTACACTATAAATATATGTATCAATTTATTTATGAGGGAAATCTTACATGGTTGACAACAATCAAAATCCACTAGCAAAACATTTCAGACAGCCATCAATCTACATCAAACTGCCCAGTGGTGGCAAATATTGGGCTGAAGGCAGTGTAGAACTGCCGCTGAATGGAGAATTACCAGTATATCCAATGACCACCAAAGATGAGCTTACTTTACGCACACCGGATGCATTAATGAGTGGGCAAGGAGTTGTTTCTGTAATTCAAAGTTGTTGTCCCAATGTTAAAAATGCCTGGGATGCTCCAAGTATTGACATGGATACATTGCTTATTGCTATCAGAATTGCCAGTTATGGGCATGATATGGATGTGGATTCGTTATGTGTAAAGTGCCAAGAACCCAATCGGTTTACAATTGACTTACGTTCAGCATTGGATTCTATTATTCCTCCTGACTACAATACTCCGCTACAAGTGGGCGAATTGCGTATCAAACTTAAACCACAGGAATACACAGAAACATCCAAAGCCAATGCAATGGGTTACGAAGAACAACGTATGGTAGCAAACATTACCGAGTCCACTCTTGATGCAGAAGAAAAATCCCGAGCAATAGCCGCACAGATGGCAAAATTAATTGATATGACTACTGACTTGTTGGCCAAGAGCACTGCGTATATTGCATTGTCTGATGGCGAGGTAGTCAGTGATCAGAATTTTATCAAAGAGTTTTATGCCAATGCTCCATCCACGGTTAGTAGGGCTATACAAGAAAAAGTAGGGCAAATGGCCACCGATGCCGCTATTAAACCATATCAAGTCAAATGTACTTCGTGTGAAACAGAATACAGCATGAGTGTGGACTTCGATTACGCAAGTTTTTTCGACGCAGGCTTTTGACGTTAGATGAACCTGGTCTCATTAAAATGCTTGAGAGTTACGACCAGGAGTCAAAAGCCTTAAAAGCAGAAGCACTACGTTTTTGCTGGGCGATGCGTGGTGGGTTAAATTACTCCGAAGCAATGGAGTTAAGCAAAGAAGAACGAGAGATAATCTCGGAATTAATCAAAGAGAATTTTGAAATAACTAAGAAATCTGGAATGCCATATTTCTAAAAGTTCTGTATGTATCCTGATCCCACAATCATAAAGTGGTATTACTACCCCTGACTGTAGGCATCTAAATAATCATACTGTCCACACTGGATGGTATTATAGGAGATACACAATATGGAAATTATTACCGCAGTTAAAAAATGGGCCAGTTCCCTGGCCGACTTGGGCGTAAGCATCATCGCT